CCAGTAGGCTTGTGTCAAAGCCGAACCGCTATTATTCGTTATCACAACTGCTTGAGCCGCTGGAACTGTGTTATCAAACCTAACATAAACTTGTGGGTCATTTAAAAAAATATATATAGGTCCGGCAATTGTTGCGCCACCATAGCCATGCACTGGGTTTACAATCCCATTGATTAAAGGGGGTTGCGTGGTCGCTGTAAGCGTCAAAGTTGTTACCCCTATAGGAATGGGTACCCCTCCATTCAAAGCTACTAAATCAAAGTCCGTCCTATAGCCACTGCGATTATTCATCGGATCATTAAGAGAAAAATACTGCTGAAAACTAGCTAACTCTTGCAATAAATGAAATGCGCCTTCCTTGGTATTTAAGCTATCGACTATCCGCTTTCTATCCAAAGTTAGAATATCGATAAAATCCTCAGAATCTGTAGGAGGATAGTCTATTGACTTAGAGACTTGGTTAGAATGAAGTGGTATATCACTGCTAAAAGACATTTATCTCCTAAAACGGTATTTTTCCGCCTGGTTTTGTCCAGATATTTATAGCATTAAGCTCAAATGATTGTTGATGTGTAGCTAGAGTATTCATGAGTTCATCATCATAGGTAATTTGGATCCTCAAATATTGCCCGAAGGTATTAGCGAAAAACCTATGCCACGCATAAAAAGAGCCCGGCGTATAGAAAGGAGATGTTAATGAGTTTTCAATGTTTGTATTCCCTACCAATAGATTTCCGAATACATTTGCATCGCTTCCCGTACCATTTAGAATAACATTCACTGAAATTGCCGATCCTTCTTCAGGAGGCTGTACGTCTGTTTGGAAATCAATATGAGACATTCTCATCTGAAGACCTTGTTGCTGATAGGGATTGAAGTCTTTAGTCTCAAACCTCATTTGTGGCAATAAAGTTACTTGCCCTCCTCCCAAATAGGAGGTTTCACCGGCAGGTGGAGCAACATTGACATAATTGGTACCGTCCCATTCAGTAATGGTAACATTATTTACATCTACATATGTTACTTGATAAATCTCATTATTGAGAGCGGAAGACACATTTCCATTTACTAAAATTCCCGTAACATAGATCAATTCCTGAGTAGCTAAATTATGCTTAACTATAGTGAGTTTAACGGGAGTTACTGTAAGATCTATTGCACTTATTTCTAATGAAGGGTCATCTTCTGTAGAATATCCGTAATAATGCACATATCCTTGCTGATTCCCTATAACCACTCGAGGAAACTTGGATTGCTCTTGAACGTCATCCCAGAAAACATCCATGTCATCCCAGAAAACATCGGTACTATCCCACGTTACTCCACTGATTAACTGAAGTAACCCAAAAGCCGTTATGTTATTTCTTAAGATGGCATATGTATTGTTCCGATAATTATATAAAAGAGTCCTATTAGGAAAATATTGCGCTTCTTCTAGATCATTTCTTTCAGGATAGCACCAAAAGGCTAACTCCTTTTGAAAGTCACGAATCCCCCATACCCGTTTAACGCCATTATCTCTATTCAAAAAGTCAAAAACCTTATCGGGAATCTGTTCATCTATTCTTATAACGGTATTTGAAGTAGCGCTTGTAATAGCCCTATCTCCTACCGAAGCGACGCCTTGATCAAAGATGATTGAAGAAAAAGTAGACTCGCATCCGAAATCTGAAGAGATCCTTTCCCATAAGAATGATAACCCGTAGTCGCCTAGATATCTTATTTGCCAGGTAGACCGCTCAAATTGTACTATGAGAGTATTTTTGAAAAAAGAGGCAGAGATTATATCTTCGTTAACAGGAGCATCTATAAATCCCCCTTTCCCGAAAATATCCCTTCTAAATGCATCAGCGTCAAGAGGATTACCAACTGCTGAAAATACGGCCCTATTAGGGATATTAACCGCCCCCGCATAACCTCCGGCTGTTGTGCCTTCGTATACATTCAGCATGAATAATCTTCCATAGTATGGGATGATAATTCTTGCTTGATAGAGAGTGTTTGTAGCCGACACCAAGGGAGCAAAAGGAGTCCATGCTACCGTAGCTTGATCTGTATACCGAATAGGATTTGCAGCATTATTAACAAAGTTTGTGGCAAAGAAAAGCCGATCTTGTGGAAGTATACCTCTATAGTTAGCTATAGAAAAGAAGTCTGAATCAGTTCCTGACCACGTTGTGCCTGGAATAAATTCAACAAAATTAGTTCCTGTAAAAACGTAAGCGTACTTTGTATCCCAAAAAACCGTTTGCTCATCATTGATATCAGCTCTTTCTCTTTGCCATATGCCCATTACAGGAAGATTTGGAAAGTATCCAAAATCTATCATAACAGCCACTCCCGCTAAATCTGGATTGGTGTTAATAGTCAAAGCACCTGTGGCATAATTTATAGTTCCAGTGCCTCCGCCAACACTGGAAAGTGTTCCATCTGGGGGATCTGGTTCTTCAAATACCTGTGCTCCTACAGTAATTGAAATTGTTCCTTGTTGGATTGTTGCGCCTGCTTCTAGTCCTAGAATTGAAATAATGTTTCCTGAAAAGTTTCCTGCACCATCAGTATTTCCTAGATTTTGAGCAGTTAAAAACCTGCGCAGTCTCCCTACAAGTGAATTACATAGCCTTTTGACTACTCTATTCCTATACACATAAGCATTTTCTAGAAGAGGAAAAGCATTTTCAGGTAGAAAAGCAGGCTTAACATCTTGCTCAAGACCGCCTTGAGGAAATCCATATAGGGTTATAGGTTGTAATGTCATTTCAATATCCTATAGCTATCCAATATAACTCCTGCGCGCTTCCACTAGTTCCTCGAAATCCAAAACCACCTGTAGTTAAAGCCCCATTTACACAAAATGAGACATCACTACTATCTCTTCTTCCAGTAAGTTGAACCGAAAGAATTGCATTTGGAAAAGTAACTTGTGGTGCTGGGGCAAAAACTACCGCACCTAATGCTCCAGGAGCATTTACAATTCCCCACTGCATTATTAATCCACCTGGTAAAAATGTAATCCCGTTAGTCGCTAATGATGGAGTAACAAATCGAGTAAGAACTACATCTGGGCCAGCCGCAGCCGTATTAGGAAATTGCCAATATAAGTTGGTTTCATTAGAAGCTCCTACTAGAGCTGTTCGTGAATAAATAGCCGTTTCTGCTGCTGCCGTTCCTGGTGAAGCTGCTTGAGCAGGCATTTGAACGAATTTATGTTTACCTGCCCCTCCATTATTGAAACCAACATGGTTTACAGCAAAAACAGATTGAATAAGGCTAAAGTTTGTATTAATTGGGACTCTGGTAACTCCTAGTGATTGTCCAGAGTTTGGAAGAACGGTATAACTCATAAAAAATTCCTTAATTAAGCTCCGAAACCTAAGCCGAATGCTCCGGCTCCATTGGTTCCATATCCGCTATTTAATTGATCTGCATAAATCGTGCCTATACGCTGTTTCCCCAGTTGCGCATACGTTCTAGCCTCTACCACAGCATATCTTTCAAAAATAATCTTATCCATTAGCTGAATGCTTCCAGCGTCACCTTGGTCTTCGAAGAACTTCTTTGCTGCTCCTACAGAAAGAAGCTCCCACCACTCTTTAAGTTCTGGCACCCCAGCAACATTAGGGGCATTGGGATCTTCAGAACCTAAAAGAGCTTGTGAAGGTTGCCTATAGGCTATTAACTCTATGGTATAGCCCTGATCTGGAATAGGTCTAAGCGTGAACTGATTTTGAAAAAACAGGATGCTAAGAGGAATAGCCATAACTGTCGGGCTATACATTACTTGAATGTTTGCACCGCTTGGCACCGCACTTGTAAACGTGACCGAAACAGCTCCTGTATCGTAATTGATTGTTCCGGTTCCATCTCCGATAAGGTTTCCATTGCCGTCATCTGTAACATTCAATGTATTACCTAAAGCCACATTAGCTGTGATAAGAATATTCTGAACCCGACTTATATTTGCTTGTGGAAATGCAGGAGGAACACCGCCAGGAAAAACCGCTGTTGGAGCTAGCGTTGTGGTTACCATCGGATTATTATTAACGCTTCTAACAATCGGATGATTATTTAATGTGCCTGTAAATGGGCCACCGGTCCCATCGCCTTGAGTAAGAGTTTGCTGAAACTGCCAGTTGCTTGAAGATCCCCAAAAACCCTCATTTCCCCAGGGTTGCTGATAAAGAGGGATCAGCCTCTTCATGCAATAACAAGGCATTTCTACTGTTGTATAGTGCTCAGAGTCGAAAGGATATATGTCTATCCCTCTAACTGTATTGAATGTATACCTATCTTTAAGTTTTAGGCTTCTAAACTGCGCTGGAAGGTCATAAAGATAAAAGCTATTGATATAATCAATAATCTGAGCATCTGTAAGCTGAAAAGCATTGCCTGCACCAGTGAGTTTTCTAACTTTCAGTATAATGTCGGCTAAGGTTGCTATACTCATCAAGTCCTCACATTGTCAAAACAATCTTCTAAAATAACAGTAGGCACATACAAATTATCGCGTACCCCTGATGCTGAAGGGACGCATACAGGAGGCGTGTATTTTGTAGCCAACGTGGGATACACAAAAGGCGTCCAAAACGTAGTGTCTATACCTACTGTTATAGTGTCATTTGTATGCGATAACACCTTAGATTGTAAATTATTTATTTCAAACATCCCAAATTCTGGAGTGACTCGAAAAGATACGATCTCGTTATCAACGAAATCGTGATCTTCCGAAAAAGTAACAACAGCATATTGTGAATTCGTTATTGATATAATATATCTAAATCTTGGAACGAACACATATCCCGATGTCACAAAACATCCATAGGTGTGAATCTTACTCTTGATTGTACTTCATAAGAACTCGGTAGTCCTCTTGTTGGAAGCTCGCCTTTTATTTGGCCATTATTTAACCCAAATGTACGCACTTTCTTCTTAGTATTGTTCAATCGTTTAACAATGCCCATAGGAAGTTCGCAGATCTCTCCATGAGTTAATCTGATGGTAAGTATAGGCTGGTCTTTAAAAGTCCTTTCTGTGAAGTCTAACCACCCTCCTTGAGCATCTAGGAATTCGAACATCCCTTTGCAAGGTTTGTCGTATTCTTTGCGTGCTTTCTTGATTAAATCAGCATATTGCTCAGGTGTGCATGTGTTTCTCGATCTTTTATGAAGCTCTTTTATTTCCATATTTCCTCTAATGTAAAGCGGTTTTACAAAGGATAGGGACAATCGCCCCTATCCTAATTATCATCTAGGTAAACGACTGATAATCGTCATACTTATAGGCTTGCCACATCCAGACATCTTCTGCATCAGCTGCAAAAGAAGCTACATTGAAAAGACCTGCACCCAAATGAATGATTTGACAGTTTCTATTGTCAAACGCATCAAGTAGGTTAGTGCCTGGAGGTTGTTGAGGTATAGTTGCACTTCCGTTAAATGGCACAACGCCAGAAGCAGAAGGAACAGCTATAGCAGGACTTACACCAGCAGCCGCTGTTGCACTTGTAGCAAAAGCAAATGCGGTGAAACCTGTAGTATCCAAATCAACTGTTACAGAAGAGACTGTCGCGCTATTTGTCACGCTAAGAACTCTTACTTCTAAGTTGTTTGCCTCGATCATAGTAGGCTCTGTTGAGGAAATGAAAGGCACTCTAAGTCCAATAATTTCACCAGGGGTAAAATCATTTTGAGCAGTAAATGAGATTACAGCTTCAGTAGCTTGCGTGATGTTAGCTATATAAGCTAAACGAGGATACATTCTGTTAGGAATAATCTTCTTAACAAACCCAGTAGTGGCATCTGCTGCAAAAGTCATCCCAGAACTTGCCATATAACCAAGCGTAATACTTACGTTTGCAGTAACGGCAGTAACTTGGAAAAGATAACCAGAGATTTGCTGCTCACCTGCTTGATTATACAGACGAACATAATCTCCTACGGCTATTGATCCAGTATTTGCCATGCTTACAATAAAAGTACCCGCTGTCCCCGTAACTGCTGTGCTAGCTAAAGCTGCAAAGCTAGGAGGATTGAAGGTATCATAGGTAGTAAAACCACCTGATGCAAGAAAAGCAGATGTTAAAGCAGGAGCATTAGCAGCCGCAGAACTTTGCAACATTCCCTTTGCAGTTCCTTGGGCCATTGACTTTTCCCACCACCACTCAATTGCTTGAGCGTCGTTTGCTTCGCCCCAACCAGTGATAGCTCTTATAACCACATAATCTGGTGGTTTCTGGCTCTGACATAAAATATCAATCCCAGACAATAAATTAGCTGTCGACAAGGTAAACTTACCTCCAGCTATCATTTGAAACGGTAACATATATTAACCTCCCTTAAATTCCGGTTGAGCGAAGGTTTTGAATCCAGAGGTCATTGGTAATGCATTGCCCCTGATAAAAGCTTGCTCCTGCCGTGTGGCGAAGAAAGCACGGGTCATTTCCATCAATCTATTACTTTCGGCGCCCTATGCCTACTGACCTATTTCTAGGCGGGAGAACCTCTTCGGATTCTCCTCTCTATGTCTCCATAGAGTTTAGACTATCGCTTCACCTTTCGGTGTCTCTTCATTTAGTCGTTCAGGCCATTCAGAATCTTTATATTTTCTATGTTCTTTGCCGTGGCATTTAGTGCATAGAAATTGTACTTCTAAAGGTTTTGAGTAATCATGGTGATGGGCTTGTGGCTTACATTCTGC